AGATGCTGGTCAGTTAGATAATAGATATTTTACAGAAACCGAGCTTAATGCAGGGCAGTTAGACAATAGATATTACACCGAAACAGAACTAGATGCTGGTCAATTAGACAACAGATACTACACAGAAACTGAGCTAAACCCAGCAGCAAACGCTGGAGCAAACGTATTAGATGCTAGATACTACACAGAAACAGAAGCTGAAGCTAGATTTCTTAGACAAGACTCTTCTGAAACTATAGCTAGTGGACAAACTTGGTCTAACTCAGACGCGTTCGTAGCTACTACGGCTGCTATTAATGCAAGAATTATTGACCTTGTTGACGAGGTTGGTGGTTTTACTGTTATTGCTACTGAATTAGTTTTTCCAAATACAAACCCACAAGGAGCTACAGGTCAAGCAGCTATATTAAGTATTGGTGCTTTAACACAGGCTTATACTCCTAGTGGAACTACAGTAACTATTGCAAACGGAACTGTAGGAAATAGCACAGTAACTATTACTGGAGTACCTTCAGTTTTACCTCAAGGTTTTGGATTATTAGTTGAATCTACTTCAACACTTAACACATATACTTTCCATAGATTAGTTCCTAAAGCTACTGAAGTTACAACAGTTGCAAGCAACATTACTAACATTTCAGCAGCCGGTGCAAACGTAGTTGATATAAATAACTTTGCAGACCTTTACCAAATTTCAAATAATGCCCCAACTCAACGAGCTGATGGAAGTGCTCTTCAAGATGGTGATTTATGGTTTGATAATTCCAATGACAATTTACGGGTATATGACGGGACTAATTGGGCTATCATCACCCCTGCACAGAGTGTTCTTGATGATATTGCTATTGTCTCAGGTGCGGTTACTTATTCCGAAGACCTCGGATTAATAACTGATGCTGTATCTACAGGTAGTTCTAATGGTTCATTAGACATAGTTGCAGATGCTTTAGAAGATGAAAAAACATTTACTGTTACTGTATCTAGTGGAGCTTTCTTAATTGATGGTGTATCTAAACCAACTTTAACATTACATAAAGGTTGGACTTATACATTTGATGTAAGTGATAGTTCTAACGGTTCTCATCCATTACGATTCTATGCTGGTAGTTCACAATATTCAACTAACGTAACTGTTACTGGTACTCAGGGACAAGCTGGTGCAAAAGTACAGATTGTAATACCAGAATCACAACCAACTAATTTCCAATATTATTGTACAAATCACAGTGGTATGGGTAACACCATAACTGTGGTAGAAGACCCAATTAAAGCTGTAGCTGATATTGCCTCTAGTGTTGTTACTGTTGGTGGTATAGCTGGAAACGTAACTACAGTTGCAACAAACATATCTAATGTTAATGCTGCGGTTACGAACCAAACTAATATTAATGCTGCTGTAAATAACGCAACTAATATTAACGCTGCTGTAAGTAACGCTGCTAACATAACTGCCGTTGCTAACAATGAAACAAATATTAATGCGGTTAAAAATAATTCAACCAACATTAACGCAGCAGTTTCTAACGCTTCTAATATTAATTCTGCTGTTAGTAATGCTACAAACATTAACTCAGTAGTATCTAACGCAAGTAATATTAATACTGTTGCAGGAGCTATTTCAAACGTTAATTCAGTTGGAAATAATATATCGAATGTGAATAGCGTTCATAGTAATGCTACAAATATCAACTCAGCAGTTTCTAACGCAACAAATATAAACACAGTTTCTAGTTCTATAGCTGACGTTAACAGGTATGCAAATGAATACAAGATTTCTTCTTCAGCACCCGGAAGTCCTAGTGCTGGTGATTTATGGTTTGACACAGCTAATGCAACTTTAAAAAACTATAACGGAGCTGCATGGTTAGGTATTACATCTAACTCTGGTATCCAAAATGTTTCTGATGACACATCACCTGAATTAGCTGCTGCATTAGATTGCAATAACTTCAACCTTACAGAGGTAGCAACTATAAGCGGAAACAATTTACAACTCGACTTCGGTACAATTTAAATGGCAAAATTATTAAAACTTAGACGTGGTTCGACTTCTCAGCATTCATCATTTACAGGTGCCGAAGGCGAAGTCACAATAGACACAACAAAAGATACAGCCGTCGTACATGACGGTGCACAAGCTGGTGGTAGACCACTAGCAAGAGAAGATATGTCTAACGTATCTTCAGCTTCAATAGCAGGACAACTAGGTACAGATTCCATAGCAGTCGGTAAGATTGCTGCTGGTACTTTACCTTCAGACGTAAAGGTTACAGATTCAAACGTTTCTGGAAACTTAACAATAGAATCAGCAGATATTGTAAACGGGACAATCGTTAACGCAGACGTTAACGCATCTGCTGCAATAGCTGGATCTAAAATAACTCCTGACTTTGCTTCACAGCAAATAACTACTACTGGAAAAATCCAAACAAGTGGCGAAGTAGAAGCTGGCAGTTTAGACATTAATGGTACAACTAGCCCAGTACAGATAGACCATACTGGTGGAGCTGCTGTGTCGATGAATAGAAGTGGTAAAAATCTCACTTTTAACGCAAACTATGGTGCTGCTAATACTCACTCTCAAATAGATACAAACTGTACAGATTTACGTTTGGCAACAGCAGGAAGTGACAGATTAGCTGTAAACAGTTCAGGAGCTTCCGTGACAGGAAACTTAGATGTAAGTAACGGTGCAGACGTAACAGGAAACATCACAGTAACAGGAACAGTTGACGGTAGAGACGTAGCTGCTGACGGTAGTAAATTAGATGGTATTGATTCTGGAGCTAAAGACGACCAGACTAAAGCAGAAATTGATGCACTAAACATTAATGCTGACCAAGTTGATGGTTTACACGCTTCTAGTTTTGTAAGGTCAGATCAAGGCGATACCATGAATGGGCAATATACCATTAATACAGCTACAGATGAAAAAATTATACTTCAAGGTTCATCAGAACCTTATATAAGATGGAAAGAAGGTACAACTAATAAAGCTTATATTCAATGGAGTAATTCTGGATACTTTTATTTAGTTAATCAAGAAACTGGAGAGTGGTTACGCATAGGTAGTGGTTCTAATGGATTAGAATTTAGTCATGATGGTACTACTAGCAAAATATGGCACGCTGGTAATGATGGTTCTGGTTCTGGACTAGATGCTGACTTACTAGATGGTGTTTCTAGTGGTAGTTATCTAAGATCAGACGCAGATGACGCATGTTCACGTAGAATCGTATTTTCAAATAACGCTACTGATAATGAAGATACAATGGCTACAGCTTCTGGTAATCTAGGTGGTATAGAAATATATAACACAGGTTCAGGTAATGATGCTTTTATGGCATTTCATGCTGGCGGTGATTATGCTTTTTACTTTGGAATAGATGCTGATACTAACGATTTGGCTGTTGGCGGTTGGTCAATGGGTGCAAACAAATATAAAGTTTGGCACGCTGGTAATGACGGTGCAGGGTCAGGTTTAGACGCAGATACTTTAGACGGAATAAGTAGTGCAGATTTTTTAAGAGCTGACACTGCTGACACGGCTGCTGGAGACATTTCATTTGGTGGCGGTGCTGGTGCTATAACTATTAACGCTAATAGTGATATTAGAATGTCTAGCGGTAGTTGGACAGGAGATTATGGTGCCAAAATTCAACACCATGATAATCATTTATATGTTCAATATGGTAGTGGTAATTTTTATGTTAGAAACCCATCCGGTAATAATAGAATTACTGTAGACCAAAGTGGTAACTTCACTGCTGTTGGTAACGTAACAGCTTACTCTGACGCAAGATTAAAAACAAACGTAAATACTATTAATGATGCTTTAAGTATTGTTGGTAAATTACGTGGTGTTAGTTTTGACTGGAAAGAAACTGGTAAACGTTCTATTGGTGTTATTGCACAAGAAGTAGAACAGGTAATACCAGAAGTAGTTTTAACTACTATGGACCCTGACCCTGCTACAGGTGAAGAAACAGAAGTCAAATCAGTTGACTACGGAAAAATGGTAGGCGTACTTATAAACGCAATAAACGAATTAAAAGCAGAAATAGACGAATTAAAAGGAGGTAAGTAATGGCTTTACAAAGCTCAGGTGCTATTTCACTTAATGATGTCGCTGGAGAGTTTGGTGGTTCTACACCTCACTCTCTTAATGAATACTACGGAGTTGCAACAGGAGTGCCCGGTTCTGGAACTATAAGTCTTAGTAACTTTTATGGCACAGCTAATGCTTACACTATTGAATATTTAGTTGTAGCTGGCGGAGGAGCTGGAGTAGGTTCTGGTTGGTCTAGTGTCCATTGCGGTGGTGGTGGTGCTGGCGGTATGCGTACAGGTTCAACCTCTATCGTTGCTGGTACTGCTGTATCAGTAGGAGTAGGTGGAGGCGGAAGTGCTGGAGGCTACGTACACCCTTGTTATGCTGGTAGAGGTGGAGCTGGTAGTGGCTCGAATTTTGGTAACTACTCATCATGTACTGGTGGTGGTGGCGGAGGTCAATATGAAAACGGAGGTTCTGGAGGTTCCGGAGGTGGAGCTGGAGCCAGATCTTGTTACGGAAACACTAGCAAAAGTGGAGGTGGCGGTATAAGTGCAGAAGGAAACGGAGGCGGTAACGCATCTGGCGGTGGTGCCGGAGGTGGTGGCGGTAAAGGTAACGGCGGTTCTGACGGTAACGGCGGAGCCGGCGGTGGCGGAAACGGTCAATCTTGGCACGGTACAACTTATGCTGCTGGAGGAGCTGCTTCTCAAGGTGGTGGAAGTGCTGGTTCTAATACTGGCGGTGGCGGTCAAGGTAGATATGGTAACTGGGGTTCTGGTGGAAACGGCGGTAGCGGTATAGTTAAAATCCGTTATGCTGGCGGAACTAGAGGTTCAGGCGGTTCAATATCTAGCTCTGGCGGTTATACCTACCATACCTTTACAAGTTCTGGTACATTTACGGCTTAAGATTATGCACTTTGCAAAAGTAAAAAACAACATAGTTGAACAAGTTATTGTTGCAGAGCAAGAATACATAGACTCTCTTTCTAAAGAAGAAGGAGTGTCTTGGATTCAAACTTCGTACAATACTTATCAGGGTAAACATTATGACCCTGACACAGGAAAAGAGGATGATAAGCCACCTCTTAGAGGAAATTATGCCGGACTCGGATATGTCTATGATTCAACTTTAGATGTCTTTGCACCCCCACAACCATTTCCAAGCTGGAAATTAAATGATAAAGGTGTATGGCAACCTCCTCATAAAAATGGCTTAGTCGGAGTAGTTGCTCCAGAAAATGCTGATGCTTCACAAGACATAGAAGTTGAATGGAGTATGTGGAATGAAGATGCCTATAACTTAGATAATACAAAAGGTTGGAATCCTCATATACATCCTGAAGAAGAAGAATAAATGAAAAATACACCCAATTTTATTGAAATTTATGATGATGTTTTATCGCAAGATCAGTGTAGACAGATTATAACTGAGTTTGAATTAGATAAAATAAGTCAAGAGGCTGGAAGATGTGGTGAAGGAGTCCTAGAACATATAAAAAAATCTACGGACATAGATCACTTGATACATGATAGTTCTTTAGCTTCATCAATTATTGCTAATAGTATTGGTAAACCTTTACAGGATTACAAAATAAAATATCCAGAAATTGATGAAATAACTTCTTGGATGATTCAACCTGATTATCATATTCAAAAATATAAACCAAACGAAGGTTATTTTGCACCTCATTGTGAAGTAACAGCAGCAGGAGAGTTTTCAAGCCGTGTTCTTGTTTGGATGTATTATTTAAACGATGTTGATAATGGTGGAACAAGATTTACTAATTATGATCTAAATATTGATGCTAAAGCAGGAAGGTTAGTTCTTTGGACTCCGTACTGGACCCATACTCATCACGGAATAATAAGTAGCACTGAAACGAAATATATAGCTACTGGTTGGTACACGTTTATAAATTAAATGACAATAAATACTCTATCTAATCCTTGTTCTATTGCATATGGACATCTAAAAAATGTTTTTTTGTCAGGTAATTTTTCTTGGAATTATTATGATTCTACAGTAGGAGTACCTTACTATGGACATATTTTATTAGACAGACCAGAAATTAATAGATACTCTTCAGTACATTCAGAATATTTAGATCAAGTTGTATTTGTTGTTGATGAAATACTTAAGCATAACAACTTTACTAACGATTATTTTTTTCTAAGAAGTGCAGTTAATTGTACTCATGCTGATGGGACTCTTCTGCATTCACAAAAACATAAAGATCATCATTTTCCTCATAAAAATATACTTTTATATTTAACTGATACTGGTGGTAAAACTTTTGTAGAAGAAGAATACCATGACCCAAAAGAAGATGATGTTATTATTTTTTCTGGTGAGCATTGGGCTGAACTACCTAAAACTGGTAGACGTGTAGTCATAGTGAATACTATATACACTTTTTAGTATGGAAATACCAACAATAGTTATTCCACCAATACAACAAATAGAAACAATATCAATACCTTTACCTACCGCAGACGTACCATCATACATTCCTATGGTGGTACCGCCTAGCGATTTAGAAGCTCCTGAGGGAGTACAGGCAGAGGCAAAAGATGAACCGGAAGCAACAGGTATAAGAAAAGTAGACATACCGTTTACAGATCTAAAAATGCCTGTCCCGGAAAACGAAATTTTAGTAACGGCTGGGACAACTGCGGTTGTCTCTGTAGCAGCCACCCTTACAGCTACAGCAGCTTTTAAATGGGCGGTTACTGCATTAAAACCAATACTAAAAACAACATGGAAGAAGTTAAGCCAAAGAAGCAAAGCTTAATAAGTAAATTAAAAGACATAGGTGAAGAAAAAGAACACACGCTAGAAGTTCTTGGAACTTTAGTAAGACTAGGCGTAGTTGTCTGGTCTGGGTTTATAATTACTATG